ATGCGTTTTCTAATATTAGTGGCACTATTGATTTCTCACTGTGCATTCTCTCAAGTAGGTATCAACACGACTAATCCTGATGCATCTGCTATTCTGGATATCTCATCTGATAGTCAAGGATTGCTTGCGCCAAGAATGACTGAAACCCAACGTGAAGCGATAAGCACACCAGCTACCGGTTTATTAGTTTATCAGACTGAAGATCCTTCTGGGTTTTGGTATTATGATGGTACACAATGGATACAGCTCATTTTTGCAGAGTCAAATGAGTTTATAAGCCAGTCTGGTGTGGTTCACAATACTACCAGCTTAAAGAATGATGATTTTGCTTTTGGGTCAGATCAATTAGACAACGATACTTCTACCACAGATGATGATAAGCGTTTCTTTTTTGATAAGTCAAAGGCAGCTTTTAGAGCCGGACAAGCAACAGGAGACACTTTTGACGCAGTAAATGTGGGAACAACCAGTATTGCCTTTGGTTTAAATCCTACAGCCAGCGGCACTAGTTCTGTAGCCATGGGGCGCTTGACCAGAGCTACTGGAACTTATGCGCTTGCATTGGGTCGCAGCACGCTCGCTAGCGGTGAGTCAAGTACTGCTTTTGGCTACTTGGGTGAAGCCTCTGGTAGATATTCCACGATCATGGGACGCGCCAATACAGCAAGTGGTGAGCATTCTTTTGCCATTGGAATTGCAAATGATGCAGCTGCAGACAATGCGGTTGCCATGGGAAATACCAATGAAAGCAGTGGTATAGGATCGTTTACTCAAGGACGTTTGAATGATGCCATTGGAGAATACTCTTTTGCTCAAGGATTTACGAATGTTGCCTCTGGAAATAATGCACTAGCCATAGGATCATTTAATAATGCTAGTGGTGTTAATGCAACCACGATAGGAAATGGATTGATCGCTAAATCATATGTGGAGACTGTACTAGGAAATTACAATTCAAATTATACGCCAACATCGACGACCACCTATGAAGGGAATGATAGGCTATTTACCGTAGGTAATGGTTTTAGAGTAGGTGAGGTGACCACTAGAAACAATGCACTTACAATTTTAAAAAATGGTAATGTTGGTATAGGAACTGCCACGCCTAGCGAGGCACTTGAGATTCACGGTGATGATAATTTTAGTGGTGATGCAGACTTTGATGCTCATTCTTACGGTTCTAACATTACCACATTTCACATAAGAAGTGCCGCTGGCACGCAAGCAAATCCTTTACCAGTTTCTGGAAAGTCTAATTTCAATTTTTATAATATGGAAGCCCAAGGTTATGATGGTAGTAGTTATAGAAATGCTGCAGCTATACGCATGGGTTCCATGGCAAATAATCTAACCGGTGCAGGTGACATGCCTGGCAGGATTGATTTTCATACCTCTCTAGATGGCACAGTAAATAATAGATTAAGAATGCGTATTGATGATCGAGGTAATGTCGGGATCAATACAGGAACTGCCGCAATCGATGAAAAACTTGTTGTTGAAGGCAAGATCAAAGCAACTGAAATCAACTTTTCAAATCTACCTATAGCAGATACAGATGCAGCAGCCACCACTGCTGGTCTGGAGACAGGCGATGTTTACCAGACCAGCTCTGGTGTGCTAAGGATAAAGCAATAGATGATTAGATTTACGCTTTCGCGAAAGCGTAACTAAAACAAACCATACTAGCCATGTCCAACAAATCCTATTTATTATTTATCGCTGCGGTCACCGCTATAGGTGGCTTTTTATTTGGCTATGATACAGGCGTCATCAATGGTGCGCAATTTTTCTTGAGCAAATTCTTTGAGTTAAGCGACACCATGAAAGGTTGGGTAGTGGGCAGTGCCTTGTTGGGCTGTTTTGCAGGTGCTGTGATCGCCGGACCTATGAGCACGCGATACGGCAGAAAAATATCGCTGATAGTGTCTGCAATTTTGTTTTCAGTATCGGCGCTAGGGTCTGGGTTGCCAGAATTTTTACCGCAAACAGTCTCAATGCTGGTAGTTTTTAGAATCATCGGTGGATTGGGAATAGGGATCGCATCGATGAACGCACCCATGTACATCGCAGAAATTGCACCTGGAAACATACGAGGCCGCATGGTAACTTATTATCAGCTGGCGATTGTAATAGGCTTTTTTGTAGTATTTCTAGCGACCTACTTTATCGGGCAAAACTTATCTGAGCTGGAAAACATCGCGATAGGCTGGCGACGCATGTTTTGGTCAGAGTTGATTCCTAGTTTGTTGTTTCTTGTCCTGTTATTCTTTATACCAAAAAGCCCGCGATGGCTTACTCTAAAAGGTGACGACGACGATGCATTGCAAATTCTTGAAAAAATCCATCCCAGCGAGTTAGCAGTTGTAGAATTACAAGAGATCAAAAAATCAATCAATAAATCGACCAAAAAAGAAAAAATAAATTACTGGTCTGCTGGAATCTTAGGGATCATCGCCATAGGAACGGTACTGTCTGTACTCCAACAATTTACAGGGATAAATGCAGTATTATATTACGGCGCTGATATTTTTGAAAAGGCCTTAGGTTTTGGTAAAGATGATGTGCTGGCGCAGCAAATATTGCTAGCATTTGTCAATCTAGTATTCACGTTTATCGCCATGTTTACAGTAGATAAATTGGGTAGAAAACCGCTGATCTATATTGGTTCCTTTGGGATGATTGCTGGTTTCTTAATGTTAGGTGTTAGTTTGCAACAACAAGCTGTAGGATTAGTTTCCTTGATTGGTGTTCTCGTATTTATAGGTTCTTTTGCATTGTCAATGGGACCAGTGGTTTGGGTGGTGTTGTCAGAGATGTTCCCTAATAATATTCGCAGCGTTGCGATGTCGGTCGCCGTTGCCGCGCAATGGGCCGCCAACTATGCGGTGTCTCAATCCTTTCCTATTGTTATGGGTAGCGAGGTCAATAATGGCAGCTTCTGGAACGGTTCACTGCCTTATTTCTTGTTTATTCTGTTTATTCTCATCATCGTTTTTGTGACCTACAAATTCCTACCAGAGACTAAAGGCAAAACGCTGGAGGAAATCGAGGGTTTTTGGGAGAAGGAATGACCTTATTTCAATCTTGCTGTTGAATTTTTTATAGAACGCAACACTTTAGATCGTTATATGACTCTGGCGTTCAATTGCGTCATTAAACACTAGTGTTGAACAAGTAATCGTGTTAAACACAAAACCCGCAACTCTTGTTGCGGGTTTTCATTGTGGAGAAGAAAGTAATACTTGCGTGATGCTAGTTTCACACGCTCGTGACAATCAAGCCTTGTCAGGCTCAAGCGATCTCTGGGCTTTTGTGTTCTATCCACTTACAAGAACCGGTAATTCTTGATGTTTCTAAAATACAAAAGCTCGATTTTCTACTGAAAATCGAGCTTTGCTTTAAGCGGAGAAGAAGGTTCTTCCTCAATATCTTTAAACATCTTGTTTACAGCACTCTACAAAGGTTCAGTTTTACAGGGTAACCCATAGGGTAACTTAACCTAAATTCACTGTTATACTCCGCAAGTTACGGTTTAGACTCAATATTCCCAAAGTTCTAGGGAATGCAAGGGAATCCCTAGCTATACCTAGATTAAACAGTTCTCTTTGCATCATAATAATTTAAAACAATACTATTATGAATGAGAATTTAGAGTACATGGATTTAGGTTTAACACCTTTTACTAGAGAATTGCTAGTAAACTATATCAGGATTCAATATGAAGAAAACGCTGATTATCGTTATGAAGCATTGCGAGCCGAATTATTACTCCTACAACGCGAAAATAGACTGGCTGAATTGTTTCTAGCCGAAGAACAGTCTAATTGGTATGTAGGTAGCGAATAGGCGAGACTTTGCATTATTAATATGCATGACTGGACTTGGTTTTATCATGTCCAGTCATCCAAATAGAGTTGTACTAAAGGCTCATGTAAATATCATCCAACTCCTCTTGTCGGATGTCCAAATACCTTTTGGTAAAGGCAGGTGATGAATGGTGAAATAGATTCATAAATATAGAAGTGTTATATCTAAATACACCTTTTATGTAATCTTTGTACCTGTGTGGCGTGAAACTGCTTTCCTGTTCTAGTTGTATATTGTAATTTATTTAATTTATCGGCTATTTGTTGGTAGGTTAAGCCCTCTTTACGAGCAGAACAAATGATGTCTTTGGCTTGTATGTTAGCCTTATTGTTCCTAGCGTTCTCTTTAATCTTCTCAACTCCTAATTTTTGGTACTCACCAAAGCCGTTCGGGTTACCTAAACGAACTTTGCCATTTACCATTTTCATTTGAGAACCATCCTTATTAGTGTAGTCACCTCTGGCAATTTTTTCCTTTTTAACCCTTAGAGCATCTTTAATCCTAGTTGAAATGACCGATGCTTCGTGTTCTGCAATTACCGACAGTAATTGAATCGTAAGTTTATTGGCTTCTGGATTGTCACAACAAACAAAATCAATACCTCCATTAAAGAGAGCCGATGTAAACTCTACATCTCTCGAAAGTCTATCTAACTTGGCAACGACTAGAGTAGCTTTTTCTTTTTTAGCTAAATCAATAGCTTTATAGATTTCTTTGCGCTTCTTTTTACGAGTTCCTGTTTCAACTTCGGTGAACTCACCTATGATTTCACCTTTGCTTCCAGTATGATGAAGTACAGCATTTTTCTGAGCTTGAAGACCAAGCCCAGATTTCCCTTGCTTTTGCGTACTGACTCTGTAATATGCTACGAACTGTTTCATTAAGCCGCTTCTTTACCCTCAATGTAGTCTATTACATCTACAAGCATATCACAATAAACACCGTGACGAACTTTCACCACCTCAACATCTTCATTAATAAAAGTTACCGTGTACTCATCTAAATATGTAAGCTCTATAGTAACCCAACCTTGATGTTTAAGACCATTTACTTTGAATCGTAAACCACCTTGAAATTCTTTTGACTTTGGTAGTGCTACAAAGTTTCTAGCTCCCCAAGCCATAAGTGCCATTTTATCTAGATATTTAATTTGTCCTAAAATTATTTTTGCGATTTCCATAATTCTGATTTTTTGCCTTTCAAATATTGTAAAGTACAAATAACCAGGTTTTTATAACAAATTGCAAACATTAGTTAGCGATTTGTTATAAAATTAATTTGAAAGAAAAACAGAACTAAATTGTAGTTTTAAGCTTGGAAAAGGTCAGAAATAATTTTCTTAATCGTGAGATTTTCAAGTTTGGAAGCGATTGGTGAAACATTATCAACATTATTTTTCCAATGCATCCCTTCATTATAAATTACTGCTAAAAGGTAATAGGGTTCAGGTGATATAATACCTATTGATTTTGCGAAATCTAATTTTGGTCTTGTTTTCTTTGTTGTCAAAAATTCGGTTCTATTATTATCATCATCAATTTTAGCATAAGTAAGCATTTCTACTTTTACACGAACTCCGCAGCATACTGCAAAAGGGTCATAGGCATTATTTTCTATATAATTTTGTACTTGCTCAAATGTGAAATCTCTAAATGTAGTTCCAACACCCCAAAGCTCACGTATATTCAAGTTTCTAAATTCTTCTCTTTTATCAGGAGCTTCTGGGTGATAATGCAATAGTCTTGAAGAAACTACATCTGCAATATTGACATCATTACGATTAACAATTAATCGCCTCATACTATCAATAACTTGCATTGATGATTTATCCAAATAATAAGTTTTTTGATTACTGAAAGTATAGTTTTTAAAATAGAGCGGATTTAAATGAGTTAATATCAATGGATATATTTTCCTCCCTTTATCTTTATACTCCTTAATAAAATTGGTGACGTAATATTGAGCTGCAACTAAATTAGCATCATCTAAATAATCGAAAACCTCATCTATAATTAGAATACTAGCATTTTTCCGAAGCTTGATTTTAGCCTTAAACAGCATAGCTATGAATGATAATATATCACGCTGCCCATTGGATATTTCATTAGCTCTGGGGAACTTTAACAACAACCTTCCTTGTTCTTGAGTTGTGCGTATATTTTTCCAAGTTGAATCAAAATGGCTAAGGTTCATATCAAATTCATCTTTCGCCATTCTATAATTACTATACTTACAAGCAGCTTTAAACGCATCTACATCCCTATTGTAAATCCAAATAACTTGGATTGCTAATAAAAAGTTATCTACTTCACTATCCTGACCAATATCAAAATTTCCGATTATTTCTGCTAATGTTGATAGGTGATTAATTTCCCTGAGTCTTTCAATACAATTTGCGTTTATCCAATTCTTTAATTGAGCAGCAGTACCATTCTGTTCATTCACTTCATCAATAATCAACTGGATGCGATTGGTTACCTGCTGACCAAAACCTCTTGATAAAGTTGTATAGTTTTCTGAAAGTCTTTCTACCAATAATCTATTGGCAAAAACCACATTTGGATTTGGTAAAACTCTACCACATCCTCCAAATCTTTGCCTCAATTCGGTTACTGTATAATTATTAAAGTTTCTATTTGGAGGTATTGTGTCAATAAGCACAACTGTCTCAATAATCATTCTTGCTGTAGCACCTCCACCATAAAATGACGCTGAACCTTTAGCTTTTAAAGTACTTTTTATAGTAAAATAATCAAATTCATCTTTGATAGTATTTGATTCGTGAGTAGCTGACAAGCTCAGTATATTACCAGCTTCTTTTTCATAAACAATGTTTATTATTGGATGATTATTGTTATCTCCACGAAATCTATCCTCATCTTTTAAAACAATACGAGCGTTATTCATTGAACTAAATCCACAAGTAAATGAACTCTTTCCAAAACCATTGGGAGCTACAAGAAGGCTGGGTTTATTTGCTACAATATCTAAATCAAATTTCTTGTGTTCAATTCCTTTTACATTTCGTATTTCAATGGATTTAAGTGTCATAAAATCTAATTTAAAACTGCTAATAACTTCTCACGTTCAGACCATTGAACAGCTTCCTGACCTGTATGTTCTTCCAAAATGTTAAGTTGCTTCCCTATCTGTTTGAGCACAAAACCATCTGCGGTATTATTTACGAGTACTATTTTATTATCAATGTAGTCATTGTATTTAGATGCGCTGGCTATCTCAAAATTCATATTGGCTCTCGCAATGCTATTTCTGAAATTAGCAGCGGTAGAACCTGTTACATAGCTAATAAGGTTTAATCTATTTCGTCTCTCCATTAATACACTAAATCTTACTGAACGAAATTCCTCCTTATCTAAAGGTGCTCTGAATTTAGGCTCATACTTCTTGAAGTTACTACTGATATAAGAAGTTGCTTTAGTCCTAAAACTATTCCTTTCTTCTATTTCTTTTGGGTCTTCAAATTGAACTGTTGCAGCTGAGGCGCACATAGAAACAAACTGAGCCATTTCATAAACCATATTCGGAATGAGGTTTTCTTTCTGAGTAGTCATGTAATAATGCTTTACGCCTTTTTTATCCTGAGTTCTTTTTACTTCATAAAACGCCTCAAAATGATATAATATTTTTAGAAGACATTGGTTCTCATAGTCAATTTCAGATTCGTACGCTTCACTGTTAAGAAGCCCTCCATCTGAAACTATAAACTTACCACCTCTTTCAGTAACATATATGGAAACGAACTTGCTTGTGGTAGTTGAGTATGGTGTACTTATTTCTATGGTGTCTGTTCCCCTAAGCTTGAAAGACCATAATTGGTCAAAGCATTGACGAACATTCATTACTATTTTTTCTAGATTAGTCATATTCTACGCCTTCGGTTGGGTTATCATTATTACTATCGAAATCCATTTCAGTAGGTGGAGTCTGGACGATTTCGACATATTTATCAGTATTGTAAAAAGTCTGAGACTCATCACAATAATGAGCCATACACAAACTAATATCATTCAATAAAGCTTCTTTTTCAGTCTCTTTTTTTAATGATTCGGTTTTGTATGCTATGTTTCTACCTCCATCATCATACTTATGAAAATGAGGTGTATCAACTTTTTGTTTTGGTAATTCTACATCTGGCATTCGATTGTAATGTGCTACACCATCAGAATCGAATCTAAAAAATGGTATGCCAGTATATTCAGGTGCTCTAAGTTTGAATTTAAAATCTTTTTTATTTTCAATCTTAGATTCCACAATCAATTCCAATGTTTCAGGAATGGAAGTGTGCTCCACATCCACTTTTTTAACTCTGGTATTTTTGTGATTTCCTTTAATTTCATCAAGAACTATAACTTTTGTTGAGGTGTTCTTAGTGTTCACTAATAACTCCTCATACTTAGCATAATTCTCCTTAATTTCTTTTACTGGTTTTTCCATAGTTTCAAATTACGCCATCAAAGCCTGATTAGTTACATCCTCCATACTTGCAGCTACAATCATTTCTGTATCTAAAGCTTTGAAATGCTTTTTACCACAATCTATTTTACCTTGTTCTTTAGGTCTTAAATCACCGAATAGGGTTGTTCCTTTGGATTCTACCACAAAGTATAGCTTCTCATCATCGCCATCTTTCCAGAGGATAGCCCAATCTGGATTGTAGGTTCCTAATGGTGTGTCAATTTTAAACCAGTTTGGGAGTTTTGCGTATACCGGAATATTATCACTATTCTCAAAATCATTGGCTAGTTTTGACTCTACGGTTGAATCATAGACTACGTAATCATAAGGTGATTTTTCGCTTTCGCTGAGGTTGCTTTTTAAGTAACCGAAAAGCTCTTCGTTTTCAAAAAGTTCCTGACTGTAATATTCAGAATCTCCTATCTTTTTGTATTGAATACCATCTACAATATGTAAACGCATTTGCTCATTAATGATATCAATGCAACCTTCAATAAACTTTTGCGGATTTATTTTAAAGTAGCCCAACTTATTGGTTTCTGTGAGTATCTTAACAATAGACTTGCGTGTTAATTGAGTTTCATTTTGAAGGTATCCTACAATATCTGGCAATACCTCAACTTCGTCTTTAACATTCTCAAAATAAGTAGTTGGGTCTTCATTGACTTGAAGTCCTCCGATACTCATAGCGACCTTAACTTTAGTATAATGAAGCTTCCCTCTAGTAATCTTTAATCTATCGTCTAGAGCTCTAATACACTCCTTCACTAAGCTATCTGAATCAAAATCTACTGAGAATGTAGTCTTATACTTTACTCGCTCCCAAAGTTCTTTGAATTCTGGACTGTTAAGTACTCGTTTGTTTACTCGTACTTTCTTCTTATCGTCCTGATTCTTAATCTGAAGTTTTCCAGCTGCTGCTTTTAAATTACTTAAGATTTGATTTTCTACGTGTTCACTTTCAGTAAATTCTTCAGGAAGTTCTACTGCATCATCTTTTATAGCAATACGCAGTAAATCTTGTACTTTACCTCTCATATCGATGTATCCTTTTAGGATGAGGAAGTCATAAAGTTGTTCTGATTTTTCTTGACCTAAATATTCTACCTCATCACCATCGATACTCATAACGACATTATTAAAACTGTGTGATTCCAGAATTCCGAATTTAATTCCTGTATCGGCTTCAATTTCCTTCTGAAGGTTATCTACAAAATCCACATAAGATTCTGTAGCCATTACGGTTAATGTATTGGTTTCAAAGCCATATACACGTTCTCCATCTTGGTTTACGCATAATCGTAAACCTCGACCAATTTCCTGTCTTCTTCTAATGTCTGAATTACCAGCATCCTTCAACGTACATATCTGGAACACATTAGGATTATCCCATCCTTCTTTTAATGCTGAGTGCGAAAAGATAAAACGCAACTTAGAATCAAAACTCAGTAACTTTTCCTTATCACGCATAATAAGATTATAGGTATACTCATCTGCATTCACTTTACCAGTGGTATCCTTGAAGTATTCAAACTTCTCTTTTTTGTTACTCGCTTTACTTTTCTTATCAATAGAAAAATAACCATTGTGAACTTCTGAAGCATCTACTTCAACATCTTTCATTTCTCCAAACAGGCTTGCATACTTGGTTTTCTTGATGAGCTTTTGGTATTCCTTTTCAAAAATTTCTGCGTATTCCCCTAGAGAGGCATTTCCTTCTTCATCATACACTCGATATTTACCTACGGAATCAATAAAGAATAAACTGAGCACCTTTATTCCTTGCGGATTGAGCACTAATTCCTTATCCAAATGTGCTTCGATTGTTTTACTTATCAAAGCGGTCTTAATTTGTTTATCATCTACACTACCAATAGCTTCACCAACCTTTAATTCTCCATCACGACTTGTAAAATCGATGTATTCATCGGCTACGTAAATATCTTTGATGATGTAGCCTTCATATTCAATACGTCCTGTAAGTTCTTCTAGGTCTTGGTTTTGCTTTACCCATTTTTTGACTCGTTGAATGCTTCCACCTTGCATTACATCTACCTCAACACGAGCTTCTATTGTATTTCGCCTTGAGCGAACTTCTAATAAACGTATGTACGCTTGATTATTCATACCTTCAGTCTGTATAGAACCTACTTCTATTTGCTTTACCAGCTTTTTGTCATAGGCATCTACTGCATCCAGCTTGTACATTAAATTCACCTTCTCTTTATGTGTCGCTGAATAACGAAGAATAGCCAACGGATTTAAACCTTGCACAGCCTTTTTAGCCAGTGGTGTACTCATTGTACTTTGAGGTTCATCGATAAACACTACTGGATTTGTGTTTTTGATGAGGTCTAAAGGCTTGTATCCTAACTTATCGTTATAACGATGAATGATGTTTGCCTTCTTTTTAGCATCTTCTGGATTTTCAAAGCTTTTGCGAAACGCATCAATGTTAATGACCATAATGGATAAACCATCATTGGTAGAAAAGTCTCGCACTTCATTCAGTTTACTACTGTCATATATAAAGAAATTGTAGTTGAGGTTATCATATAATTGCTTGAAATGGTCTTCAGTGATTTGAAGTGATTTATACACACCTTCTTTGATAGGAATTGATGGTACTACGATAATATGTTTTGAAAAACCATATTTGGTGTATAACTCCATAATAGAACGCAAATACACATAGGTTTTACCTGTACCTGTTTCCATCTCTATGGTAAAATCTAAATGGTTTCTGTCTATCTCGCTACGTTCACTAGGCTTTAAACCATTTGCTAATTGAAGGTTTTGAACGTTCTCTACTAGATTACCTTCGGTAAGCGTTAAACGGTTACCATATCCTATCTCATTGAAGGCGATATTTTGCTGTTTTGCTAAGAATTCTGGTGAGTACACGGTAAAGTTAGCCTCACATATTTCTTGACCTTGAAATATCCCTGTAATGGCTTTCATAGCATCTCTTTGGTAATCTAAGCTACTGTCAAATTGAATCTTCATAGACTTAGATACTTTTTATTTCTGTTATACCAAAACGTTTTAAAATCTGTACACTATTGGTTTTCTCAACATCTGTAAAACCTGAGTCTTTAAAAACAACTCTACATACTTCTGGTTGCAATGCTGACTTCCATTTACCAATACCTTCCGCTACTTTACTGGTAATGGTATCTGCTAGACAAATAAATAAAGCACCATAACCTACACTAAAAACTGTTTTACCTGCTATCTCTTTCTCTTCAATAGGTAGTGTAAGGTCTAGACCATATTTAAGTAGTATCTCATAGAGTACATCGTGCTCTGTACGGTCTGTTTTTATATTATCCTGTGCATCAAAAAGACTATCGTCTAGGTTATCTGGATTACCATCCCAACCCTTTATGTTACTGGTATCGAGTTTAAAAACTTTAAAGCCTAAGTCTAATTCTTTGGCTTTTTCTGGGTATTCTTCCGCTATTTTTTTGGCTGCTCTACGAATGCGTTCTTTCCCTAAATCGGAAATCCTTCTATAACCTGCTTTATACGCAGGTTCTTTTTCGTCTATTTCTTCAGGCAACTGAACTTGGATAAATTGTCTTTTAGCAGAATGTAAAATATTAGACTCAAAAATGGAATGAGCTGTTGATGCAGAACCTGAGAAAAAATCTAATATTAAATCATCATCAGATGAGGAAATAGATAGAATTTGAGTTAAAAGTTTAACTGGTTTTGGATTGTCAAATAAACCTTTTAGACTAAATAGTTCCGACAACTCGTTTGATGCATCTTGATTAGACCCAAATTCTTTATGACCCCAGAAATTATGAGCTAATTGACCATCTTTCATTTTTTCTTTTAGATAGATTTTTATTCTTGGGAAACCACTTCCATTATCAGTCCAATGAACTCTTTTATCATCTAAATGTTTCTTAAAAGTTTCTTCATTACCATACCAAGTATTATCAAGTTTTTCCCCAGAAGGAGTGTTTATCACATAAGAACTTCCGCCTCTTCCTACTGCTGCCTTCCAAGGATTAGAAGTCCATTTTCCATTTGGGTCTGAATCTGGATTGGTAAAATCTGAAGCTCTTTTTTCAGATAATGGCAAACCATAAAAACTTTCTCCATATTTGAGATTAGAGCTTTTTTTACCGAAAATAAAAATACTTTCAGATACAATACCAACCATTTTCGTCTTATCATTTGGTTGATTATGTCTTCTTCTCCAGCTAATACGGTTTATAAAATTATCTTCACCAAAAACCTCGTCCAATAATTTTTTCAGATTAGAGCTTTCATTATCATCAATAGACACAAATAAAAGACCTGACTCACTTAGTAAATTTCTAGCTAAACGCAAACGAGGATACATCATATTGAGCCAGTTGGAATGGAAACGTCCATCACTATCGCTGTTGGTACTTAGTTTGTTGCCTTCATCATCTATTTGCCCTGTAACTTCTTGGTAATTACGTAGGTTGTCTTTGTAATTGTCTTTATACACAAAGTCCTTACCCGTGTTATATGGTGGGTCTATGTAAATCATTTTCACCTTACCAGCGTATCCTTTCTGTAGTAGTTTTAGCACTTCTAGGTTATCGCCTTCAATGTAAAGGTTTTGAGTAGTGTCCCAATCTACGCTTTCTTCTGGTGCTGGTCGTAAGGTTCCTGTACTTGGTTTCTGGGCTTCTCTTCTTGCGTTTGCTTTCCCAGCCCAAGTAAAGCGGTAATATTCTTCGCCTTCTTCTAGCTCGTTTCCTAATACTTCTTGTAGTACTTTGAAATCAATTTTCCCTTCGGTGACTATCTCTGGAAATAATGCCTTTAACTTATCTATATTGCTTTCTACGAGGTTCTCGCTTTGAGAAAGGCTATGGTCTTTGGTTATTTTCTCCATTTTATTAGTGCTTTTTCCAGATTACAAGAGCTAAATCAGTTAGGTCATTTGCTCTATTTGATATGGTTTCTTCATCCCAATGCTCAGATGAAGTGTAATTAGTTGTTATAGGTAAACTTGAATACTGGTTGAGAATACTACGTTTGTTTTCCCACGCTGAATTACGAAGTTTACTATTAAGATTTTTGGTAATGATGGTCAGATTTCCTAAAGTGAGTAGTTTTCTATTTCTTTCAAAACTTTCTTCAGGGGTCAAATCTTTGAACCAGTTTTCTGACCATTTTTTAGGCATAATATGTTCGGTTGAAAAGGCATTACAACTTAATGTCGTCAAGTCATGTAAAACAGTATTTATTTGATATAAAGAAATTAAAAATAGAATTTCTCTTGCTTGTTGGTTACTCAATTTTGTATTGTGAAAACCGTTTCTAAAATCCTCGTCACTTGGGAATCTAGCCGTATCTTCAGAGTATCCTTGTAGAATATCGTTCAACCTTGTAGAAATAGCTTGTTCGCTATCTCCGTTCTTTAGTTGTCTGATTAGTGATATAAATAAGTTGTTATAATTTTTTGTGGTTAGCTTACAAACTGCCCTTCTAACGAGGTAACTTTCTAGCAAAAGGAAGCATTTTTCACGTTCTGCCTCATCCTCAATGTTGTTATATAAATAGAGTACTAAAGGGTATATAGTTGTAATATTCAAATTTTCAATGACGTGAAAAAATCGTTTTTCATTATCACTAAATCTCATATTGTTTAACTCAGTACCCGATGGCAAATTGAAATAAACATCTGCATAATTTTTTAGAGTTTTCAGAAATTCTTGTTTTTCTTCAAAGGATTTTGTCGAAAGCCATTCTTTATAGTCTTTAAATAAATGCTCTAAAGAAACATCCTTTTCTTTCTCAATAAGCAAATAGCAATACAGTAGCACATCAATATTCTCACGATATACTCTACCCGCTGTCTTTTTCGCGTTCCAAAATGCCACAGTTTCTTCATCTGCTTCAAAAATATCTTCCCAGTATTCAGTGTACAATTCTTGAGACCGTTTATCACTAAAAATGTGGTTCTTCAATAACTCTGAGGTGGTTAATTTCACTCCCAGGGAATTAATGGTATCAAAAATCTCCTGCTCATCATCGTGTTGTTCAAGTACCATGTTGATTGCAGGAAAACGGTGTAAAAGGGTGAAATTTCTTTCTAAAAGCTCGTCATTAGTTAGACCACTGTATTTCTGTCTAAAGTAAATGTAGGTGTCAACTATTTTATTATTAATGTCTCTAATTTCTTTATCAGTTGTTCCATCTGACCCCATAATCAAATCAAATGCCTTTTTGTCTAGTCTATTGTGGATAATTCTGTTGTGTATTTTACCGTAAGCATCCTTAAAGAATAGTGAGCCATTAAGGTTTTCATACAGGTGACCTGCATTTTCTTCGGACAAATCAACGTTATTTGCTAGAGCTTTGATTAGCAGTGAAAAAGTAGTCATACGCTGTTGACCGTCGACCAAATCATATTGAGCGGTCATCTGTGTACTGGCAGGGCTATTTTTAGTAATGATTGTACCTATAAAATGTTCTTTATGGTGCTCAGAGATAACCTTTTCCTTATTGATTCTTAACGTATTCTCTAAATCCTCATAAAGATTTTCACAGTCCTCTTTTTTCCAAACATAAGGTCTTTGAAAAAACGGAATTACATATTGATTCGTTCCAGTATTGAATAATTTTATGAGACTCTCTTTGCTAATGTTCATTCAGTAGATGCTTTAGGTCTTTTATTTGATTTCTTTTCTCTTGTATTTTCATGTTTAATCGCACTTTCTCGTTTAGCTGTGATTCTTTTTTTATTTGACCTGCAAATGATAGGATGTCTCTCTCTAACTGTTCTATTTGAGCTAGGTGCTCCATATCTTGAGCCGTACGAGCGTTACTTCGTTTTTGGTATGTTCCCGTTATACTTGCAGCTTGATATTGAACAATGGCTTGTATATAGCTTTTGTACAGTAATTCTAGATTCTTCTTATCTAGGTTTGAAAAATTCAATCCCTCAAAGAATGATTCACCATGCTCATTTTTATACAGCTTTGATAATTTACTAGTATTAAAATACCGTTCAATGGTTAGCTTTGAGTTGTCCGCTTGATTAATGCGCTTATCTGCTGCATTGAGTATAAAATGAAAATCATCTTCTATTATCAATACGACCTGATGTGAAATGTATTTTTGTATAAAATGAATACACTTTTCAGCAAGTTTATCCAGTTCGTTTGTTGATACTGTACATATAATCACCAACACTTGTTCAAAACTATCAATGTCGTTTACAACAGCTGGTATATTACTTTTTTCTGGAATCAATTGCGCAAGGACTTCCATCGACTCAATATTGTTATTGATTAGCTTCTTTTCAGCGCTAGTCAATCCCATCTGTCTTAAAAAATAGGCTTTGGTCAATCGTTGTTGTACCAGACTACGTTCGGGAATTTGAAATATGTCGTTGTACCTGTAACTCATTCTTTAATGACTAGATAACTTATTAACTCTAGGGTGTCTTCCTTATTGATGCTTTTACTCATCAAGTTGACCGCACCGCGAGTTGCGAGAGAGTCCAGCCCTAATTCCTCTTGTATGCCAGATACCTCAATGATTGCTGTTTGTAACGCTTTCGCGAAAGCGGAAACCTTTCTATTCCCTCTAATATCCCTTTCAAATTGAGCAACCAAATCTGGTAATACCTGATTTTGCCCCATACATAATTTGCGGAAGTAGTCTAAGGCTTTCTTAGTCTGCGACGCTGTTACGATAGTCTTACCATCCATGCTGAGGTATACCAGAAAGTAAGGATACAAAATATTGTTCTTGAGCTTTTCCTTGAAGTCAGCACTGGTATCTTTTAAACAGAATATTACACCATCCTTAATCTCGTTGAGGTTTGACTTTACAACAGCATAAGAAGCAGGTGGAATGTCGTTGAGGTCGGAAAGCTGTCTGTCTGAGCTTTTCTCTAAATCAATTTTAAAATCATTGAAGGTCATATCGGTAATAGAAATATTACCATCAATATCTTCAAGGTCTAGCACTTGGTTTTGTAATTGTTTGAGTTGTCGCTTGCGATAATCCAAATCCTGCATCTCTCGATTTGATTTGCTTATTACATTGTCTTCACCAGTGGCGCTTACATCAAGCATCACCATACGACCCTGTACACGAGCTACCAAATCAATAAACTGGTCTAATTCCATGGAAGGGAAGAAGTTCACCAACTGTATATTTTCATTAATAGAACCGATACGGTCGATACGTCCAAAACGTTGAATGATGCGTACTGGATTCCAATGTATATCATAGTTTACCAGATAATCGCAATCTTGAAGGTTTTGACCTTCTGAAATACAGTCTGTACAAAATAGAATATCAATTTCATTTTTCTCATCAGGAAAAATATCTTTCCTGTTCTTTGAACGAGGGGAAAAGTTAGTTAGGATAGAACTCAAGTCACTTCTACACTTTGGCATATTAGTTTTGTTCGTACCTGAGCCAGTTACTAAAGCTGTATGAAGTCCTTTTTCTGTCTTGAGCCAGTCGCTAAGTTCATCATACAAGTAATTTGCTGTGTCAGCAAACGCTGTAAAAATGATAGCTTTTTTGTTACCCGTATTGTACGGTTGATTATCAATTTTTATAGATAAGCGGTCTTTCAATTCTTTGAGCTTTGCATCACGTTCCACATCTATAAGCTTGATGCTACCCAATAATTGAGTCAGAATATGTTTATCATGTTCTAAGTCCTGTCTCCAGCGTATCGTATCAATATCTTGAATTAGCACTTTAGTTTTACCGCCTATAAGAAGGTCATCCAGTTCTGTGTCATCTAAATCTATATCAGTAATGTTGAGGTCGTAGTCCACTTCACCATTTTGATGTTCTCTAAGCTGTTTAAGATTGCTGTCTACTAATTCAATAAGCTTTTTTGTGGTTAATTTAAAGGAGTATATAGAGCTTTCTAGACGTTTTAATAGATTTACTCTCATAAGATATATCAAACTCTGCTCACGGTCTACTTGCTTAAAAACACTACCTGTGTGCGTTTGCATATCATACTTCTGTTCATAATAGTCACGCTTGTCTGCTCTAACATATCCGAGAGGTGTATAAGAGGCAAGTGTAAGCGTACTAATCTCATCGTACACTTGTCCAATATTTTTGAATTTTCCGTGAGTATCTATCTCAGGATGAACCGTATCAGGTTTAAGTCTGTTAGGGAACTTCCCAATATTAGTGGTGTCATAATATTTTTCAATATGCTTTCTAGACCTTGCGATGGTGAGCATATCCAGAATTCTAAAATAAGCCCCATCAAGACTTTCCATTAAGGAGTTTACATTCAAGTCATCAGGGTCACCATCTCTAAACCATTGCGTAAATCGGCGTTGGGAATCCTTCATCACCTGACTGATGCTATCTATCCCATGGGACATGAAAGCTTCATCATCACCTTCTGTAATGAAGGCGATTTGATTCTTCAGGTCATTCATTTTATTATTGACAGGCGTGGCAGATAACATAAGAACCTTAGTTCTAATATTTGACTTGATAACATCATTCATCAAACGCTTGTACCTTGTCATTCCTCTCTTTGTAGGGTTGTTCCTGAAGTTGTGGGATTCATCTATAACGACTAAGTCATAATTTCCCCAATTAATCATTTCAAGGTCTATGTCTCCAGACTTACCTTTATTACGGGATAAATCAGTGTGATTGAGAACATCATAGTTCAAACGGTCTTGAGCAAGGATATTTCTCTTATCATTCATCTGGTAGACTGTCCAGTTTTCGCGTAGTTTTTTAGGGGCTAAAACTAATATTCTATCATTTCGTAACTGGTAATATTTCATCACCGCCAGTCCTTCAAATGTCTTTCCAAGACCTACCGAATCTGCTATAATACAACCACCATATGTTTCAATTTTCTCAATTGCCCCTATTACAGCATCCTTCTGAAAATTGTATAGCAGGCTCCATATTTTAGAATCTTTGAAACCTACTTTTTGAAGTTTTTCATCAGCTCTTTCATTTATGGTAGAGTATTGAAATATCTCACGGATGCAGTATTTGTAGATTTCTTCACCCGTATAATCACGGGTGCCTTTTTCTAGTTTTGCTATTATGGTATCATTGAGCGATAAGCTGCTGTTGTTCCATGAATTTTGGAATAAACCCAAATACTGGTTGTTAGGGTCGTCAAAAGAATTTATGAATACAGGTAGCTCTGAGGGTAATACGCCTAGGCTTACAGAATCCAAATTCAAAGGAGTTAGTAAATAACAAGTCGATATATTTTCGTTTTCAACGATTACAAGGTTTTGGTTTCCAGTACCACCTTTACGTATCTGAATCTTATCTGCAAGGAGTTTTAGAACCTGAGTAATTCGGTTCTTTCTATCTAGTTTCAGGTTCAATTTTTTCTCTGAATCGCTTTGAATAAACTTGAATTCCTCTTCCTTCTCTGGTTGAAAGTCCAACAAGACCTCAACTTTAGATGCACTTTTGAGAACATCAATCAGCTCAAATAAAGCAAATGAGGTAAAATAGTTACAGCTTATGGAAATATTGGATTGAGCGTTAATTTTGCTCTTAAGAACATCCAGTAATAAGGAGTCCTGATTATTGATTAGTTGCATTTAATATTAGTTGTCAGTTAATAAATCTTTTACACTAACGTCTAACAAATCAGCGATTTTATACAAAACCTCAACGCTGGGCTGTCTTCTGTTAGCTACATAACTATTCACCATATTATAGCTCTTATCCAGCTTGATAGCTAACCATGTTTGTATAACTCCTTTTTCTTGGAGTACGAGTTTAATACGATTCATATAATGGGGGATTTATATGGAATAAAAATAGAAGGTATATCTCATTAAATGAGTTGTTTTAAAAAGTATCTTAAAAAAAGAATAATTAGTTTGTGTTTTATGCAGGTGCCTACTATTTATCATAAAGCATTCAAAATATGATAAAATCTAAAACCTATTACACCAGTACTGAGATAATGGAGTTCTTTAATATAAGCGAGAGAACCGTCAGGTACAGATTACTTGAACTGAAAAAAAAATATAAGAACCAACCGTCCTTATTATCAAAATCAAACGGGAAATGGAAGATTCACAATTGTATAGTTAAGGACTTTGCACCAAAAAGAAACTATAATAACTAAACCTACAGATTAAGTAAGAAGTAAACGAAACCACCATACAATTTATGCCTTTGCTCAAGGAGCAACTCGAAAATTATTTAAGCGTAAACTATAATGAGGTAGCAGACTATTCTGATTACTAATTAGTGATGGAGTGTCACTACCTCAAGAGGAATATCCAATTACCCTTACTATTCGAGGTGGAGTGTTTGAGCTCTCCAATGAGGCTAGCGGTTTAAATTAAAACAGTCTCCAGTCATCACCCTTCTTACTATTTGTTACTTAAATGTTCCAATTGCACGCCCTCTATGTTCCAAATAATTTTTTTCGGTCATTTAGCGTACGGGTAAACTCGACCTGCAAAAGGTATTATGATACCTTTTTTAATATTAATATCTCCGTTTTAACTATTCAACATCTAAGAGAAAAATAAATGAATACTAAAATTTTAGATTGTAATATTATTAACCTGCAATTTTAGGGTAACGTTTTACACCGTTTATATCAATAACTGGAATAGCTCCAATGTATTCACATAAAGCATCGGTCATTATCTTATACGTTTTTTCTGTATAATTTCTATCCACTAATACTCCATCGTGAATGGATAATGGTAGAATGTCATTTTCCACTAATCGTTTGCAAATGACATCGATAAAAATTTGGCTTTCGATTTTTTGTAAGCCGATGGAAAATTTTGTGTAATTATCTTTTTTCTGTTGTTCTATAATTGAATATACTTCTGGAAAACTGTTTCTAAACTTATTTTTAAGGCGTCGACATTCGTTATTTTTTGAGTAAGCTATAAGCATCCAATACTGTTTTGCTGTTTTTCTATTGCATTTAAAAATGTCACATAATTCTTCATACCATCTACCTTCTATAGTAATTTGAAAGTACCTGTCAATTTCCATTTTCAGACTACCTGATGCCGTTTCTTTTAATGATTGAAGCGTTACGTTAAAAAGTACAGGTTGGGAGTTAGAAAGGTCTAAATATGACATATTTTCATAGCCAATTATGAAAGGTCTTAGGTCACTTGCCATCATCGTCAGATTTGTATTCAACCTTCTGCTCTTACCTTTCCTACTGTACAACCACGATTTGTCTTTTTTTGGGTTCTTCAAATTACTTACAGACGAAATCCTGTTTAGGTATTTGTTTTGAAGTATTGCTTTTGCATTTATAAGTTTATCACGGTCAATCCTACCTTCTCGATATTTATTTTCTAATATTTCGGTGCAATTTCTTTGAAAATCAAAACAATATTTTTCTGCTTGCTCAATATCGAGAACCATTGTTTTTGTATAATGCTTCCACATATCGTTTTTAACATGTTTTGCTAACTTCTTTTTCCTATCAGTTTGTAAGTCATACTTCTTTTTTTTGCTTTCGTACAAACTAGAATTTGGAGTAATAGTAACTTCAATACAATTACTTTCTTTCCCCTTTTTACTATCACCTATAACTCTAATGTTTATAGGAGTTTCACTAATGTTGTTAACCTCATCTATATAACAATAGGATATATTCTTACTATTGTAATTTATATACGAACTGTATAAATGATAATATTTACATTTACCACGTAAGTAAGTATTATCACTTAAAATAAAACCTTGATTTTGTAAATATCTAATATAAAATGCGTAGTCATTTCCAATAATATTAGTTAAATATTCTGATGATAGAGGCACAAATGTAAAACCTTTAATCATCACTTCTTTAAGGCCGTTTCCTTTTGGGTCAAATAGTATCGCCAATAACCAATAGAATTTTTCTATTTTATAGTTTAATGGTTTCAAGTCTTCATCCAACGAATTAATTTGATTTCTGCTAGGTTGAATATCGTTTAGCCTATCGTGTAATCGTTCTAGTAATCTTTGCGGTAAAAAGAATTTTAATGACATTACTCAACCCAATTTTTAGATAAGACTTTATCAATTTCCTCAACAGGATATAGGTAAACATCACCAATCGTAGTGAATGGTATATTGCCATTGTTTCTATACTTGATAATGGTATTTTGAGATATACCAAACAGTAACTTCAAATCTTTATTACGATAGTACTTTTTTACTTGATTAGAGCTTGTCTTATCAAGTTTGGTTTCAAGTTGGGACAACTTGTCGTGAAGCGGTAAGAAGAGCTTTCTTAGCTCTCCAAATGGAATAATTGAAATTTTTGATTCTTCTGTCATCATAATATATTTTTATTAATTGTTATGATGCAAATATTCTGGTTTAAACTAGGTATAGCTAGGTTGTCCCTAACATTCCCTAGATTCGATTAACCTTTGAGCTTTTCTAAACGTTCATATAGTTTATCAATTAATTTTTCTATAAACTTAATTTCCTTACCAACGTGTCCTTCACCATTACCTATTCTCCCGAACTCTTTTTCAATAGCAAGAATTTTTGTAGGTTCTTGACCTTTAAAAAAATAAGTTTCGCTTTCGTCTAAAAAATGTTTGATATATGTTTTTGAATCACTTCTTCTAGTACTTCCTGTTATGTACCCAAAATCATACAAGAAATTAAACAAAAAGGCGAGTTCATATTTTGCTCCTTTGTAATACAGTTTCCCTTGTTTTTTCTTGATTTCGTTACCTAAAGTAAAATCACCATTTTCAAATTTTGACAACTTATTAAATAGGTTTAGGATATCCTGAAATTTTTGGTGAAGTGATTTTAGTATTTGACCATGTAATTTTAATATAAATACTAAATGTGCTTTTGCATAAGAAAGTTGTAAATCCATCTGCTGTAAATCATATTTGTCAAGAAGCAAGTCGTTCATGTTACTCTGGCTCATGCTATTAACGGCATCATAACCGAAATTGTAAAAAGAACCGACTATCTGTAAAATATACTCTTGTCGGTCATCTGAACCTGATTCAGGTATTTGTTCCCATAATTCTATGCTACTATTTTTCGGTGGATTTTGCGGATAAGTCAAGTAAACATCCCAGCCTTGTTTTTGATAATCTATGTCTTTTAGGTCATCTAATTTTAGCTCGTACAGTTCTACCAATTTGGTTTTAATGGTTTGATTAACTCCTTGTATATATGCGATATGTCCTTTTTCATTAAGGTCAATTACTTTGTCTATTTTTTTATCAAGTTTTGCAATTCTATTATCAAAATATGAGCGCTGAATCTCGTTTACCCAATAGTCGTTATACGTAAAATTTTGAATTGAAGCGTTATACGTGATTTCCAATTTTATAGTCTCTTCTAAGACTGCGTTTATTTCTGATAATTTTCTTACTTCCTTCATAAAATCTAAGAATGTTCAAGTCTATAAAGATAAAAAACTATGCAAGCTTTAATTTTAGCTTCTCCATATCATTTTTCACACTACTATCAAGAACCTTTGCATAGTGTTGTGTCATAGTGATTTTTGAATGCCCCATCATTGAAGAAACGTTTTCAATGGCTACACCATTACCCAAAGTTACGGTTGTAGCAAAGGTATGTCTAGCAACATAATGAGTAAGTTTCTTATCTATTTTGCACAATACGGCTATTTCCTTTAAATACTCATTAATCTTCTGATTGCTTATTGATGGTAGTAGTTTCTCACCTTCGAGATGAGAATATTTGTCAAGAATCCGTTTTACTGGTGGTAAAACGGGTACATTAGATTTTATCGCTGTTTTAGCTCTATTTGTCTTAATCCATAATGTACCTTGGTTATCCTTAATGAGGTTCTTTATGGTTAAATTATCAACGTCAATAGGTGCATAACTGGTATAACAAGAAAAAAGAAATATATCCTTTACTCGATTAAGACGTTCAGTGCTAAACGTTTTATCTTCTATTCGTTTTAGCTCATCCTGCGTCAGGAAAACAGCATCTCTTATAATAAGTTTTTCGTCGTAAACAATAAAGGGATTTCGGTCGATGATGTTTCTTTTGATGCCGTATTTACACATGGTTTTAAAGCATTGAAAATATTTCACAACTGAATTATGACTGATGCCTGTAACACTTTGGAAAACCGATTCGTGTCTCAAAAAATCGTCTAGTTCATAAATAAATGCACTGTCAATGTCGGTGACATTGTATCGCTTTTTCCTGTATTTTTCATATATGAAGTTTGATATAAGGTCTTTTGCCCTATTATACTTCTGCAAAGAAGCCTTTGTTCGTTCACCAGCTTCGTATTTACGTTTAAAATAATCGTTATGCTTCTGGAAAAGTTCTAAGACATCTAGGTCATAGGTTTTGGACTGTTTCCCCTTTAACTGATTCTTTATATCGGTTAGAGTAACATCTGCATCCACCTTTACCAATTCTAGATAAATCGATTCAATTTTAGATTCTAGTAGTTTTAAAGTTGTTTGACAGTTTTTCTCACGGGTTACACGTAAGGTATTTTTAAGTTTGTTAGTAGCTTCCCAACGGGCTTTATCAATATACTTCCCAGTGCTTAGTGTTGAGGTTTTTTTACGCAACTTCATTTTAGCGTATATAGCTGATTCACCTTTACTGTTTTGCTTGTCTGCTTTGAGGTAGAAATAAGTTTTAATCATAGGTTACTGTTTAATTATTTTCAAAATTATCAGTAAACGCCAGGTATAGCTAGGGATTCCCTATGATTCCCTAAGAATTGGTTACCCTTGAATAATCAAAGTCATGAAGGGTAACTGATAGGGTAACTGGATTATGCAACTCAATGTGTATTATGAAAGCATATCAAAAAACAAAAAACCCTCTAAACACAATGTTTAAAGGGTTTTGACTTTTAAAGTGTCATTTGACATCTTTATTTGCGGAGAAGAAGGTTATTGAACCTTTTATTTTATTTTTTTACATTTTTCAACAAGAGCGATTGATTAACGGCGTTATGAGCCAGAATCGCCACATTTTGGCACTTTGAAATGTCAAGGAGTAGAACGATATTTGTCAACCAATTAGTCAACCAATCAAAATCGCCCCATGACGCATACCTTTTATCTCAAGAAACCTAAGTCAAATAAAGAAACGCTGATTTTATTTTCTTGTTCCTTTAAGGAAGAGCAGAAGAAATTTGTTTATTCAACTGGAGAAGTGATTCACCCTAAGGATTGGGACCAGAAAAGCAAATCCCCAATTCTCAACAGCAAAACTCCAGGAGTTAGATCCATACGTACACAACTTGGTCGCTACTCCGAATGTTTTCATGAGTCGTTGACCGCATCAAAGCTTATGCACATTCAATTTAATTCCAGTGTTCTTAAAGACGCTCTAGATCTCAAGTTCAAAAAAACAATTAAGGGGAGCAATGACTTTTTTAATGCTTATGACAGATTTATTTCAGAAAAAACCAAAAATAAGGATTGGTCAGATTCTACAATCAAACGATATGGTTACATGAAAACTTTGTTATTAGATTTTCAGGCGAAACGAAATTACAAGCTGAACTTCAATAACATAAATTCGACTTTTATGTCAGAATTCACTGATTATTGCTTGTCAGATAAAGGACACATTAATAATACGTTTTCTAGGAATCTAGGACTTTTTAAGACCTTCATGCTCTGGGCTTACAAGAATAGAATAACCTATAATGATGAGTTTAAAGCTTTCAAAAGAAAAAAACAAGTCATAACGAACCAGATAGCACTTACTAAGAAGGATATTGAACAACTGCTACATTCCAAGTGTAAAAGCAAGTCTTTAGAACGTGTGAGAGATGTATTTATATTTTCATGCGTCACGGGATGTCGATTCGGAGAATTGAAATTTATTTCGAAGAGTAGCGTGTCAGATGATACTCTTTATCTGAAAGAAGAAAAAGGCTCAGAAAAAAAAGTACGTGAAATTCCATTAAGTAAAATCGCTAGGTTTATTCTAAAAAAGTATGATTATAATTTACCACTCGTAGCAAATCAGAATCATAATGAATATATCAAGACAGTATTTCTTGACGCTGGGTTTACACAGAAAGTTGAAAAAGTCTCTGTAAGTGGAAAAACTGTCACCAGGAAGGCAATGAGGTTTTGGCAACGGGTTAGTTCTCATACTGCGCGACGAACTTTTATTACCATGATGAAAAGAGAAGGGAAGAGTGATAAACTTATCAGTAAAATAACTGGTCATTTAGATATGAAAACCTTGAACACTTATTACCAAGTTGATAATGATGAAAAGAAGGAAGCTGTAGATCAGGTTTTTAATATAGATTTTAATGTTTTAAAGAAAGCCTAGAAGTGAATTTAGATTTACTATATCAAAATCAAATACTGAATATTTATGCAGGCATGCCTGATGAATATGAAGTTCCTTCGAACGTGGATCATTTTCAAATCGCTATTAACTCTATTGAAAGTGAGGATGCTTCTCGAAATCATTTTGGTCGAGTAATTAACTATCAAGATCCATGTGTATTTAGAGTTTACCAAGCAGCTCAAATGAGATTTGAAATATTTTCATACCGGAATACACAGTTTTTAAAGACAGAAACTCTTTCATATGGTATTCAAATAAAGGGTGTTCCTTATAAGACAAGCTTTTTTCATTATGTATGTCAAGCCTTGAATAATGATTTTGAATCTTTTGAAAAATACCACCAAAAATATAGCGCTGGTTTTGAGCATGGGGTGCATAAGTTTATTGATCACGAGCTTGACAAAATATTCTTGATGGCCTTGACTGAATCTCAAAAAATGAAAAATCTTTGGGATTATACCGTAAATAGGTGGGAAGATTTGAGTGGCCCTATATCTGATAAAAGTGCTTCGAAAGATCTACAAAAAAATCCCTTCACTATTGGGAGCATTGACGATACATCTGAATATGCAACCAGAGACGGATACTACCATGGTCTTAATTATGCTGCATGGGCATTTGTCTTGAAAAATCAATACGGTCTACGAGAGATAGCTAAAAACTATGTAAATCTACATGTCAAGAAAGATCCACATCTTTATTCTGATTTAGCAGACGAAAAAATTCTCAAAGAACTCGCTGATCAAGAGAAAACCCAGTGGACCGAATTCAAAGTTCTTACTCAATACAAACTGACTGTGTCAGAACTGGCAATGTATTTTTACCTACAATATAACTATGCTATTAAGTCCAATTATAGAAACTATACGGATCTTCAGAAGAGACTTTTAAAGCATTATAATAAGGAGCCAAATACAAGCTTGTATCAAGAGTATAACAAAATTCGTGAAGCGTTAGATAATAAAAACACGATAAGCCATCTAGATGAATATGACGATCGAACGATCATTAAGAAGTTTCATCGTATTGAACAAATAAGAAGCGAAATGATCGTAAAGGCCAATAGTTTTTCGTAAAGAGTACAGATATCTAAGACTTCTAAGAAAAACCTCTAAGACATTCACAAACTAAGCATTTGCTAATGCGTGGTAAAATTGCGGTATCAAAAATTAGATGCCATGTCAAAACATACCATTCAGATTAAAGAACTAAGAATTGAAAATCTTTCTGCGGAACAATTATTTACTAGGATAGAGGAAATAGTTGATGCCAAAATCCAAATTACTCTTAGCAAAAAAGAACAACCTGAACATAAATCCCTTCAACAACTAGCAGCAGCTAATCCTGTATGTGTAGGAACTCTACGGAATTATATTAAGTCAGGAAAATTAAAAGCTTTCAAAATTGGAGACAGAGTCTTTGTTAAAAACGAGGATTTTGATAAGGCGATGTCGGAGATCAAATCCAAGAAATACAAAAGATGACATTCTACTTGTCGCTGTGATGCACTTGATCAAAATCTTTTCAGATTGATGTGTGAATACAATGTCACTTATACCTATAAATTCAATACAATGAAGAATCAAAAAAAGGACGCCTATTGGTTTCCTCATTACTCCAACACAAGAAACGAACCGCTCATCGCAGCAATGAGAATGAAATTAGGAGTAGAAGGATATGGTGTTTACATCATGATACTTGAAATGATGAGGGATGCTGATGAATATAAATTAAACTCTACTTATGAAGTGATTGCCTATACTTTACATCTACCCAATCATGATCTGGTTAGAAAAGTCATCGAAGATTTTGGCTTGTTTGAGTTTGAAAATGACACCATAATTATTTGTAAACGTTTAGCCAAGTTGATGTCTGGTTATGATCAAACAATAATAAATTCTCAAATAAGTGGATACCGGAGTGCCTTGGTCAGATATAGGGGTTATGAAAAGAATGAATTAAGGAAGTATTCTAACGCAGAAATTATTAAAATCTATACAGAAGAATTTTCCGAAGATGCGCTTGAAGAACCAAATTTTGATAAGGACTTTATAAAGTCTTTGAAAGACTCTTCTAACAAAGAGAGTATAATAGATGATAGTATATCACAAAAAAGGAAAAAAATAAAAATAAAATAGATGATGCTCTTGATTTTGAAACTACTCTGAAAATGTATAGGAATAAACTGGTAACAAATGAGTCAGAGCGGTATGAGATAGTAAATGATCTTAGAAACGATATAACACCCAAAAATTTCCAGCAAAAACTGAATGATTTCATCCATTTCTTAAAGGAAAGGGAACCAGTACTCAGATCATATGAGCAATTTATAGAACTCTTTTCAAAACACTAAAAAACAGTTATGTCAACCGAAAATCAGTCCAATCGCGCGAGCGAAGCTTTTCTCAAGAAATTAAAACGAATTTCTAAACTGAGGCCTAATAAGTTTAAAGAATTGAAAAGCACATTCGATAAAATAAAAGATTTAAATGACGTCAAAAGAAACTACGGCGTATCAGTGATAATAAAATTAAATGCAAATGTTTTAAGACTAAAAAATAGACCAACTCGATCTCAAGTGACGGATATAAACGATATGATGCTATATAATCATTCAACATTAAGTCTTGAGGAATTTCACTACGCCCTACAACATGCAAGATGGAGAACATTTGATAGGAAAGTTGATCATTTTGGACACTTTGATGCAACCTACGTTGCTGACGTCATTCTTGCTTATAAAGAGTGGATTAACAGAAGAAAAAAAACGTGA